TTACTTGAATCAGTTACCGATACTGCAGTTGGCTTTGTTATAAACTTTCCTCTTTCCTGGGGTGTACTTTTTTTTATGTTATACTTTACTCAAGATGCACTTTACATCTCGTTAGTACAAGTAGCTATACTAACAGTAGTTGCAATTGTGCGTAGATATGTCACGAGGATATATTTTAAAGGTTTAACTTACAAGGATGAAAGAAAAAGACTTTATAAACAAGGTTCACAAAAAACTTCCAAAAGAAATATACAAATGGAAGATTAATGATCCATACCATGGGGGCGTCCCAGATGCATTCTACTCAGGCCCTCAAGGTTTTTTGTTTGTTGAATACAAATACAAAGATGATCTACCTAAAAAAAGTAACTCAAAAATAAAAATAAACTTATCAGAACAACAAAGAATTTGGTTGCGACGCGCACACGATCACAACTTACCAGCACACATTGTATTCGGGTCAAAAAACCGAGTTGCCGTGCTTACAGACCCAGATATACCACACATTTGCCTAGGACAATTTGAAAGAATTTCTTGGCCTTTTGACGATTACATTGCTTTTTTGGAGAAAATATGCCTAAAATAAAAGAAGATATGGTAAACCACCCAACCCATTATAATCATAATCGGCTGGGGATTGAATGTATTAAAGCCATACAAGCTAGTATGACTAATGATGCTTTTGAAGGATACTTAAAAGGAAACATAATGAAATACTTATGGAGATACGAATATAAGAATGGAAAAGAAGACTTGCTTAAAGCGCAATGGTACTTAAACCATCTTGTAGATGTAAAACAAAATGACAACTAGGTTTACTAGGCTTTCTAATTTAAACGGAGTAACTTCTAGTTTAGCTGATTCACCTTGCATTGGGATATGTTCAACAACTCAATGGGGCGATGACCGTTGTTCGGGGTGCGGTAGAACTTATAGTGAGGTCAGAGACTGGCATACTTTACCTGAAGTAGAGAAAAAATTAATAAATATTCGAAATGCTTCTGAAAAATATAACATTAGACAGCTAAAAGTAAGAAATCGCGTCAAACGAGCAGAGACGCCGCCTAAAGAATTATAAGTCTTTTTAAGGTTATGCCCTTACTTAGGGTAAGAAAACGCTATACGTAGCGTTGTGTGAGGTCAATTTTTCTAATTTGTGGGTTTTTCTAGCAATTTTTTCCAAACTCTAATAATTCGCCCTTCTTTCATGAACTTGTGAAATTTTTTAAAAGTTTCTACCATTTAACCTTGTTTGCCCAATAAGCCGCAGACATTTTTCCTTTCTTTATGTTCCTTCCATGTCTGGCTTTAAAAGATTTTCTTTTTGCTTTCATCCTAGCTGACTCACCAGATTTTGGTTTACCTGCAGTTTTAGCTCCCTGCTCGCCAAACCTAATAGTTTTTACTTTGTCGCCCTCTTTTGCCACAACTACATGAGACTTTTTAGGGTGACTGGGTGTTCTTTTAGGTTTATTAAAACCCGATACCCCAGCTCTAGCTAATCTTGGATCTTTTTTACTTTTTCTTTTTTCTGGCATAAGTCCTCACTCTTGTTGGCTTGCCGCCCACACCTTGGGCTTTGGCTCTTTTTCTTCTTACCGCACTTGTTTTTTGTGCTTTAGACATTTTAGCAGCTTTAGCGGCCGGCACACACTTTGGATAACCTTTCTTTTTAGTAGAGGCTTTTTTTCTGCCACATGGTTGGTACTTACCTTTTTTCTTAGGTCGACCAATGTCTACCCATTTTTCACCAAACCACTTAGTTAAGCCGCCTTTCGGTTTCCTAGTTGCCATTATTTATATTTGCCGCCTCTTTGTTTATAAGTTTTAGTTAACCAACCCGATGCGTATGCAGAAGGCCAAACTTTAAATTTACGTTTAGCTTCAGCTTTAACCCTAGAATATAAACTAGAGTTAGTAGGGGTAGCCCCTTTTCTTTTTTTACCTGCCATTTTAATTCTCCTTTATTATATTACCATAAAATACTTAGGCTCGTTTGCGCCTAGCTGTTTTGGTTCTTTTAAAAGAACGGTTAGATTTACGAGATTCCATTCTAATGTTTTTTAATTTTGCGTTCAAAGGGTTGTTATCTTTGTGAGCTACATCTTTACCATCTCCTTTTTTAGCTTTGCCAGCACGTACCATAATACGTCTAGCCTTATTACGGCCGGCACGTCTTTTCTTTTGAGAGGATTTGGAGTGGTAGTTATCGTATTCTTTACGATAATTTCTAGCCATTTTTCTTTTTAAAAGCTTTATGAGCCTGTCTTATAGTATCACCCATAAGTAATCTTCTTTTCATAAACTTTTTATGCTCAGCGCTAGTACCTTTATTGTGCTTCTTTAAAGCAGTTTCTTGCCTTTTTGTAAGGCTTTTCTTTTTAAGCTTCATTGAGGGCTTTTTTATTTTTCTAGCCATTATTTATAAAGTTTTTTTCTACTTTTTTTAACTGCTTTTTTAACCGCTTTTTTCTTTTTAGCGGGTTTCTTTTTTGGGTAACCATACATGCTCATACAATTCACTCCTCTAACCAAGGGTCATAAAAAGGTTTATCATCTTCTTTTACTCCTGGTACCTCTCCACTATGGTCGGGAACAGAAGATTTTTTAACCTTATTAATGTTTTTATAAGTAGTTGGGTCAGGAGTACCCATCGGTTTATTTATAGAATTTTCCATAAACACAGCTTATCACACAGGGTCGGTTGGTTCAACAGGATCAGATGGATCTGGGGGGCCATATATTAAATTAGTAAAGGCTACATTATAGTTATCTGAACCCTCAAAGTGTTCTAGTATCCAGTTTTTTGCTATATCATCAGTAACCTCATCTATTTCTATAAAACTATTTTCGTCTGGGTTTACTTGGGATGGGTTAAAAGTTAACATTTCACGTTCTAATAAAAAAGAATTACCGCTACCATCTGTGTCTGTACCTGTTATTGCATATTCTAAATTATATACAACATTTTTCCCGCCTTCTTCAAAGCGTTGGTGGTAAATAGTTTTAACAACAACCTCAAGTGAAAATGTATGTATATCATCAATTAAACTATTCCAAGCCATTCTCTATCTCCTTATGTACTAAACTTAATAAACCTAACGTCAACTCCGCCCACATACTGGTAGTTACTATCACCTTGGGCACCTATGAAAAAATTTAAAGTGCCAGTGCCAGTATACCTAAATGCTAAAGGAATATTTCCACTGTCTCTAGTGGAAGTTAATCTGCCGCTAGGTATCCAGTTCCCGGTCAAAAAACCTATATGAGGCGTATCAAAAACCACATGACTTGCAGAGTCTTCTCTGTAACTCCCCTTACCGTCTATATTAAAATTAGGCCCCACATCATAAAAATATACACCGGTATTAACATCATAAATATAAGAAGCTCCATAAGTACCGTCTGATACCATAAATACTATAGTTTTTACTTGTCCTGCGTAAGACCCTTTATAGATCCTTGCAAAACCTTGGTAGAACCCAGCCCCACTGCCTATTTCTGCGATCTGCCTATAGTTAAAATCGTTGTCATGAAAATAACCTATACTCGGCCCTGTTTTTTCTCCTCCACGAGAAGGTAAAAACAAATCAGTAGTTTCTATTTTAGTAGCAGTAATACTGTCAGCCTCAATCCTATCTGCATCAAGAAAATCTGATGTTATCTTCTCAGCGCTTAGGTTAAATATATGAGCATCGGTAATTGTAGCAGTAACAATCTTTGCACCTTGTATAGTAGCATCGGCTATCTTAGCGTTGGTTATATTAGCATCCGCTATCTTAGCGTTGGTAATTACAGCATCTTTAAGTTTTGCTGTTTCTATAGTTGCATCTTTTATCTTAACATTCTCAATAGCACCATCTTTAATACGAGCTGTGTCTATGTATACAACTCCAGCATCTACGATAAAAGGTGCAACTTCTCCTACGCCTGTAGAAGGTACAAGAGTAAACCTATCTGCTTGTACTATCACGTCGCTTTGTTGCTGCCCGTCTGGGCCAGTGCTACTTTGGATAGCAAAACCTGCAATATGACCGTTTGAATTTACTTGTAGTACATAAGAAGCTTCTGTTTGCCCTAGTGTATTTGTAGTCGTTTCAGCTAACTGTAACACGCCTGCATTTGTTCCTATTAAAACACCATCTGTAATTCTAGTACTAGGGTTTACACTACTAGTAGCAGTTGCCCCTGCCGCTTCTACTTTTAATCTGGTCGCGTTAATTACCTCTATAACTTTATGAGTTCTGTTTATTTGTATTTCACTAAACCCACCTACAGACCCAAAGCCTCTTAGCGCTACAAATACTCCAGTTGTAACATCGGCAGCTGTAATATTGTGGTTAACAGTAGAACCCCCCGACATAGTTTGTATATCTATAAACTCACTACCATCTGTAGTTCTTAACCTTCCATCAAAAGTAATACCTATTTCAGACTGTACTGCAGTTATTGCCGTAGCATTTGAACTAATCAAATCATCGCGGACTTCTACCCAACTCGATCCATTCCAACGATATAATTTATTATCATCATCTGTATCAAACCAAAGGTCGCCTACAAGGTTTGCTGTTGGCTGATTATTTTGTGCAAAGGTTGTAACTGTAGAAGGGGATAAAGGTGCCCAAGTAGCACCATTCCATCTATATAATTTATTGTTATTATCTGTCTCAATCCACAAATCACCTGTTTTTAAATCATTTCCTGAAGTATTTCCGGGGGCTGATACCTGTGCAAAACTTTTGTTTTTAGTTTCGACTGTAGTTTCTAAACTGGAAATAGCCGAAGCGTTGGCCGCTACCCCTGTATTACTGTTATTAACCGTTGTTTCAAGAGCCCCGATTCGCGTAGCATGGCCCCCGGTCCCTGTTACGGTAATTTCTAATGCATCAATTGCAGAAGCGTTTGCCGCTACCCCTGTGTTTGAATTGTTTACCGTAGCTTGTAAAGTAGTAATAGCTTGTGAATTAGCAGTAATTACTGAATCACGAACGGTTTGCCAACTACTACCGTTGTACCTATACAGTTGATTGTCGTCTGTATCAATCCATAAATCTCCTTCTGTTAAAGTGCCAGTGGGAGCATTTGCTTGTCTGAAGTTTACCGGTATAGCAGTGACAGTGTTTGTTAAACTTTGAAAAGCACTAGCTACAGCTCCGCTACCTGTATATCCAGATAGAGCATTTTGCAAAGAAAGGATTGCAGCAGAATTAGATGTAAGAGTGCCATCAATTAGTGAAACTTCACTTTCCAAAGTGTTAATTGCACTAGAGTTAGCTGCTATTTCTCCGTCTTGTGCGTCTTCCCATTCTCCAGCAGTTATTTGATCTGCACCAATAGACCTAGCTACATATAATTGGTTACTGCTACCTGTGTGTATCCAAGTATCCCCAATAGCTGTTGAGGTAGGCACTGTGCTTTGAACAAATGTAGTGGTCTTTAGGCCAATTCTTGGGTCTGTTACTTCTGCCCATTGTGTGCCATCCCATCTATATTGTCTGTTATCATCATCTGTATCAAACCAAAGGTCTCCTTCATTTGCCCCTGTTGGCTGGCTATTTTGTGCGTATATAGCTATGCCAGAAGTGTCTGCAACTTCTTCCCAAGTAGACCCGTCCCATCTATACAGTTTATTGTTATCATCTGAATCTATCCAAAGGTCCCCTACTGCAATAGCGGTAGGAGCTGAAGTCTGTACAAATGTTTGGTTTTTAGTAGAGTTAGTAGTTGAAAGTGAATTTGTTAAACCAATTACGTTATTTGATATACTTACAATATCACCTGCATTTGTATTGATTGAAGTTTGTAACCCACTAATAGCAGTAGCAACAGCTCCGCTACCTGTATACCCAGTTAAAGCTAAATTTAAATTTGTAACAGCTGTGGCGTTTGCACTTATGTCGCCGTCGTTTGCAGTAATTTGTATTTGCAACCCATTAATAGCACTAGCTATTGTATTAGTTCCGTTATACCCAGTAACGGTAGCTTGAAGAGCGGTTACAGAGTTTGAAAGTGTAGAAATGTCGACGTCAACATCGTCTACTCTTGTAGTTAGTTGGTTTATAGCGCTCGCATTAGCCGCTAAACCTGTTGTAGAGTCTGTTATAGCCGAGTTTAAACTTGTAATATTTATTGATGTTGATATGTTTTGTGCGCCTGACACGCCCGCAACCAATAGAATATTTGAAGCATTTGATGAAATAGCTAACCCATTAGCATCAATTTCAGACTGTAAGGTTTCGTCAATAGAGGAAGAAGCGCCAGAAGCTGTTGTAGACCAAGTTGACCCTGTATACACATATATTTGGTTGTTGTTGTCTGTTTCAAACCAAATATCCCCTGCAAGTAAACTTGTACCATCTGGCCTTACAGTTGGGGGGTCGTCTGATCTTATAACAGAAGGCGCGTTTATACTCTCTAATGCGTCTACCGCATCTTGAGCATCTTGAGCTAAATCATTTACTGTTTCAAAAGTAGCTTGTAGTGTCCTGTTTACCCCCGCTAGGGTAATACTCATATCAGTGTTTAACGTTAAAAAACCGGGTAGGTTTTTTATTTCTTCTGTTAAAGCGGTCATAACCTCTTCTACACTTTCTAGAGTTACACCTTCGGCGCCGTTAGTATCATTAAAAGGCCCTGGAATATTTTGATCTGAAACATACCTAACCCAATAATAATAGGTTTTGTTATATCCAACTTCATCTGTATACACAAACGCATTTGTACTAGCAACAAAAACAGCTCCCGCTAATTCATTTGATTGAGACCTCCAAATCTCTGTAAAAGCGTGATTGCCATAAGGGGCAGAAGCGCTCATACCATTCCAGTCTAAAATAATGGCGGTAAAAGCACCATTAGCTGTTAGCCCAAAAGGGGCGGGGGGAGTAGTTAAATCTCCGGGAGGCTCATCCGGAGGGCCGAAACCCCCTCCTCCGGGGGCGTTGGGGTTAAAAGGATTGTTTGTTAGTTCCTTGGCTAACCCACTTTCTATTAGCTCTCTTAGAGTAATGGCCCTATCTCTTGGATCCCCTCTTCTACCAAGCCTTACTTCCAAAGCTTCTTTCATAGATTCTAAAGTAGATTTAACTTCAAAATCTAAATTAGTTGGAATGTTTTTAATTGCAGGTACTTTTGTGCCTTTAGTAGCCATTAAATCTCCCTTAATTCATCTATAGATTCACCTATACAAAGTTCGTTTACAGTAGCTGTAGCTATCACTTCTATCTCATAGTTGGTGTGTAACTTAGCAGGTAACCTAAGAATAGGTTCTGGGTGCAAAGTAGCACTAAAACTAGTAGGAGCGCTCCCTGTTACACTATAAGCAGGGCCTGCTACACCAGTTAAAGATATAGTAGCGTTATAGTATAAATTACCATCTCCATACACTTTTATTGTAACCGGATAGTCTTCTGCTACTACTTTTACAAAACCCATGCTAGTAGGGCGGGGTGGTACAAATTCTTTAGTTTTAAATGTTAAAGTTCTAGTTGTATCAGTGTCACCTTGGAATTTTTTAATTTTTTGTTGGATTATTAAATAAGCGTTATTATCATCGGGGTCAGTAAATCCACCTCTTATAGCTGCACTTTCAGTTAATTCTACAAAACTATTTGTACCACCTCTTGGGTCAAATATAAACCCAGCCGTGTCTCCATTGCCGTCTGTATAAAAACCTAAGTATCTACCCTCCCATAAGAACCCTTTAATAGTCCCAGGAAAATAACTAGTTTGCCATTGAGCTGGAGAAATTATCCCTTCTGTAACCACATTTACATCTGTACCGGCTGCTGCTACTAAACCATCTGGAGAGGCATACATAACGTATGGACCCATATCAACTAAAGATGATTTAGCTAAACAAGCTTGTGCGGCCTCAATACGTATAGCACTCATAGATTGAGGGTCAGTACCTGCTATTAAATAAGGTCTACCTTTTGTAGTAACAATTACGCCATTACCTGCAGCTCCTATTGCTACAATTTCTTCTTCTAACGTAATCCTGTATATAATAGGCCATGCATGTGGTAAAAAAGGCTCACTAAAACAAATACGTTTTCCTGTAAAACCAGCAAAAATACCATTAGGTAAAGCAGTTAAACCTTGAAGCGGACCATCTGGGTAAGTACTAGTATCATCATCCGGTGGGCCAATCCAATAATAAGAAGGAATAATTTCTCCTAACTGGTCATTATCTGAAACATCTGTAAAAGAAGTAGTAGCCATAGTAACTTCACCTACAAATTGGAATGCAGTAGTATTTGATCCGGTATTAGAGCGATAAATACGTTTTTTAGAGGCGGTACCAAAGTTACTATTCGTTTTTGAACTAGTTGTTTCTAAATCTGTTAATTCTATTACTCTATTATCATCAGTACTTAAAACAGTTGATGCAGGTGAAGGGGGGCCTTCTTCCCCATATGCGCTAACAAAAGTGTATACGTACGAAGTAGAGTAATCAGCAAGGGCGTCTGATTGTGCTTTAAATGTAGCCCCGTCTGTAATGCTTGCAGTGGTAACATTACCTGCATTAGCTGATCCAGAGGTTTTTACTTCTACTGTAGTTGTAGAAGGTACAGCTGTAATTTTAAAACCCCCATTTATATCTGTTGATTCAATTTCATCTGTAGTTGGGAACCCAGCTAATGTTACATAATCTCCGACAGATGCACCGTGGGCCGTGGCTGTAGTCACTGTAATCGTACCAGAGTTAATTAAAGTTGTTACCGTAGCATCAAACGAGGCCTCCGCTTGAAGGGCAACGGTCGGTGCTGTAGTAGGCGCGGGAATACCTAGCCTATAATGACTAGAAGGGTAAGGTTCACTGCCTAATATAACATCACTCCTGCCCATTCGAGGGTATGATTGACCTGTCCAATATACAGTGTTATTTGTATCTCCGGCAATGGGCCCTGGGACTACATCAACGCCCTCTTCATCAAACTGAAGCCAACGTTCTGGAGAGTCTGTGTATTTATAAATACTATCTTGAGAAGCATTTGTTAAGTCGTTTGCATTACTATACCCATAAATAGGGGCTAGTTTACCGCTGTCTAAGTTAACGTTTGTAGCGGTTTGACCTATTTGGTCTTGTAGTAACCTTGGTGATACTTGTGGAGCTATACCGCCAAATGTAATAAGTTTAAAATATGCCATATCATCTGAAATTATACATTATTGCAGCGACAACTGCAGATACTATAATCCAGAAAAACCTTTCTACGTTGTTAACCCCTTTTGTATTTAAGGTTGCTTTTTTTTCAACATCGTCTACTCGGTCTTCCAACTTATCTAACCGAACAAAAAACCTATCATTTTGTTTCAAAACCGTTGTTACCCTCTCCTCTATACGCGCTATAGAAATAATAGCATCAGATAGTTTATCTATCTTATCTTCTATTTTTTCTAATCTTTTATATTCGATGTCATTCACTTGTAACTCCATACCGTAGGTCTTGGTCTACATGGCTCTGAGTCTAGAACATCGAGGTGGATGAATCTAGAGTCCCCATGCTGTTTTACGCCAAGGCCTGTTATACCATGTTTTAGGGCCACTTTAATTACTTTTAAAGCGTCCTTTCCTCTAATTAATATATCTACTGCCTTGCCCGATGCGTGGGCTCCTGGAGTGGGCTTTTTAGCTTCTATGGGGTGAGTTTTATCCCTATAACCACTAGAAACAATAAAAGGTACGCCAACCTCTTCTCTTATTATATCTAGTTTATGCATAAAGTCATCATCCATATGACATAAACCAGTGTGTTTACACCTTACTTCGTCTTCAGTAAAGTATTTCCACCTTTTCACTGTCAATCACTTTTTTCTTGTTCTATCTCTACACCCTTTACTTTATCTTCTTTTAAGTAAATTTTTAAGTCAGAAGAAAATTGAAGTTGAGCAGCTTGTTTTACTTTTAACTGATAGGCAATTTCATTTATTTCTTGTTGAACTCTAACAAGAGAATTGAAACCATCTGCTGTTCTAGGGGTTAAGTCTTCGATGGTGTATTGAACCCCATCAAAATTAATTGTTTTTACTTGGTTATCTTGTACTGTGTCAGTCATTGTAATACTCCTTATTATTTAGTTAATTGTTTTTGCTTTTCATAGGTCCTTAATCCGCCTAATCCAAGCATACCTAAAAGTATAGTCATAAGTGAACTCATGTCAAACTCTGGTAATTCAAAATTATACCCTAATGCTGCAAAAATAAAAATGAGCAAAGGTTGTAAAAGAAAATGGTAAAAAAGGGCTGCGGCACAGCTCCAGCCGGTAAAAGGCCTCCAGCCAGCAACAAATACTGTTCGGTGGGCCGCTTCTACTTTGTTGATTTCTATTTGGGCCATATTGGCTTTATGTAATTCAGTATTCAATTCGTGCTGTAATTTAACTTTTAAATCTTTATCAGCAACAAATTTATCTAGAATTTTCGAAACTGGTTCAATTAATTTATCTATCATATGTGTATTTTACTATATTTTAGTCAACTAAATTAGTCCACATATAATTTTCTGCTGCTTCTAGTGTTGTAAAAGTTTGTATATCTTCCTCAGTGTTATTATCTACTATAGTAAAGGTAGTCTCATCATGTTGTTGAATAACATAAGGAACATTGGTTATAGGTCCCAGGCTCATTATAAACCTCCTCCGCCAGGTCCCGCCGTTCCTCTTGTCGCACTTAGAGATATGTTTTTAGATCCACTGTTATAACCACTTGAACTTGGGTAATAGGTACCGCTTAAGGAAGCTCTCATATAAAAAGTCGCACTGCCACTCAATGATCTGGTTCCGCTACCAGAGCTAACAGTAACTTTCCATTGAAAGAAGGGACTGTAGGAAGAAGTGCTTACAGTTGCCCAGGTTCCTGATGAGGGAGCTCCTCCAGTAGGATTTTCTACACTACCTACAGTTCCTGAAGAGCTGACACTATAAACAGCCTTACATTCAAAAGTAGCACTGTCTAATCCTGTGTACCCCTGATAAGCGTATGAAAATGTTTGTGCTGTACCTGAGTCATAAGTAGAGAATCTATGCTCCAGTCTATCGTTAGCAGTATCTACCTTCTGGGCATAAGTACAGCCTACTTGTGCATAAAAGGAAGAGGTAAAGCTTTTAAAACCCCATGGATCTGGAGCGGTAGCTAGGCCTGATAAAGGCCAAGTGTCTAAAGATGCGGCTGATGCGTTCCTAAATTCGCCAATAGATATAGTGCTACCGCTTGTTGTATTAATGCCATTACCACCATCATAGGTGGAATCTGGTGCTCCTATACCTCTAACATCCGTATCATTTAAAGATACAGTGGTGCCAGATGTTCCGCCAACTTCTACATGAATAGCGTTTAAACTAATACTAGTTGTTGGTAGCGGCATTTATTTATGACCAGATTGCATCACATACTGATATTACTAAGGCATCTTCGCCAGAATAATCTGTATCACTAACAACAGGGTTCTCTGGGTCTGAATTATCAGTAACAGTTTTGTTTAGGTGTTTTACTTGCGTCTGCACCACAGGTAATTCATCATCTTCTGAATCATCAAAAGTATTTTCATATATCACCATTACTCTTGGATCTTCATCTCCAGGGTATACTTCAAGCCGGTGTAAGGCACGGGTCTTTTCAATAGCCATTATTTTTCTCCTTTTAAGTTATTGATTTCATTTTTTAGTGACTCTATTTGTTCTTGTTGTTCCTTAACAGCTTCAATTAATATTGCTGTTAAATGTTCATATCTTACACCATAAGTGTGTTTAAGTGGGTCATCGTCTTCTGCTTTAAAGTCTTCTTGTTCATAAACTGCAAGTTTTAAAATATCATCTTTTAACAAGTCTTGAGCGATAACACCCATTAGTCTTTCATCTTCTGATTTCTTTTTATAATTAAAAGTAACACCTTTAATTTTTTCTAATCTTTCAATAGGTTTATCTATTTGCTCTATATTTTCTTTTTGTCTTATATCTGAAACTGTTCCATAAGCAGTGATATTACCTTCTGCTTTTATGTCACCATTAGTGTTTAATAGGATTGCATAGTTAGCTGCGGTTGATTCAGTTCCAGTTGAAGGGGCTCCAACATAAAAAGGATTTATTCCTGCTGTAGTTATACTTTGTCCTGAAAAAAATCTACAAGCCTGTCCACTTGACCTTACATCAAATATAGAGCCTGTAGTTGGGTTTGTACCTGTTCTTAAAGTTATACCTGCACCGTTTGCATTTGAGTTACCATTATTTTCAAAGTAAACATCACCACGACCAACATTAAAAGTAGTTGTACCGCCTGAAGAACTATTACCAAGAATTGCAGAAATATTGGTTAGCTGTCTTGAGGAATCTATTACAGTTGTTCCTGCATTAACTGAACCTATTTTTACTGATTTACATATAGGGTGTCCGCCCTGAATAACAATACCGTAACCAGCATTATCTGAACCATGATAATAAGCTGCTCCATTCACACCTTGTACCATTGGGACACCATTAAAGCCATTGTAAAGTGTTTGAGTATTAGCTGGAGAACCATATGAAACTGCTGTTACAGCACGACCTGAACTTATTACTGTATCGCCAGTAATCTGTATACTACCTGCGGATAGATACTGATCTCCACCATTTGGTCCAATCCTAACACCGTTACCACTATAATAACAAAGCTCTAATGGGTCGTTTACATTTCCTGAATCAACGGTATCAAATCTTGCACTTGCACCGTTAACAATACCAACACCATAAGTAGTTCCATTATTAATATACAATTTAGGAGCAGTAATATTTCCTGCAAAAGTAGCGTTACCTGAAGAATTAATTGCAAGAGCTTCAGGATGGTCTGGATTACCAATTCTTAGTCTATCTCCCGCAGCGTTTTCTATTGTATAGGTTCTTGCAGTACTTGTAGTACCAGTCGAACTCGTATCAAAAACAATAGCAGACCGAGTGCTTGCTGTTTTGCCTATCCTTACTGTAGATGCTGTTGCTGTGGTTGTTGCTATAAGGTGACTATCACTTCCAGTAATTTGTAGATAACCGTTATTTATTGCAGTTCTATTATTATTTACTTCAAGTCTTTCACTACCTCCAGTAACAACTCGCCACTGATCGGCTGCATGGAATTGCATATAGGTATTCGTATCGCCTGTAGAAATAATTTGGTCATCAAGATTTATACTTGGAAAAGTTCCTACTCTTGTACTGCTTATAACCTCATTAACACCAACACTATAAGATGTAGCAAAAGCGTTAGCACTAGCATCAAATACTTTAGTACCTGCGGTAAGATCTAAACCTGTTCCATTTGCAGGTGCACCAACACGAATTGTATTATCACTTCCATCAACAAGTAGCCCTATGGAAAATGAAATATCATTACCCGCTGTTCCAGTCGGTGCAGCATTAATTGAAACTGCTCCATCTCTACCATGACCGCCAAATAATACTTTACCTGCACCATCACCTGTTACTGCATATTGACCATTTCCTACACCTGAATAACCAATAGAAATAGAATAGTTACCATTACCATCATTAACATTTTGACGAATAGAATAGTTACCACTACTATCTTTAAAAGCTAAAACATTATCGCCATCACCACCATCACCACGAGCATCTAAACGAAGCTCCCTATCTATATTTACAGTAGAACTAAATACTCCTGTAGTTGCACTTAAGGCTGTGTCTTCTTGATATGGTGTATAACCTAAAGCAGTTGTAACTTGTGAGCTTGAAATTGTATTAAGATAAACACCTGAAGAGTTAATAATTTCAGAACCTCCCATCTTAAAACTACCGCTTATAAGATTAGTGCCACCATCTGAGTCCCACTTTTGTACGCTTGTTCCTGCATATTGAATATCTATACCACCAGCACCATTGTAAAGAACGAGTCCATTATTTTGTTGTGCGTTTCTAAAATACCAATCGTCTGCACTTGAAGTAATTGTTAAATTATCATTTCCTGCTGTTAATGTAAGAGTGTCTGCACTTACATTACCACTACTTGTGATAGCACCAACACTAGTTATATTGTTAGTGTTCATGTCCAGTGTTCCGAACATATCTATTTCAGTAGTACCATCTCCACCATTGACTCTTATTTTTTCATTCTCACCAGCACCTGCTGCTGTACCTGCATAAATACTTACTCTACCGCTTGGTGTTCTATTAGTTAAATATGGATAAGAAGCATTATTATCGTAATTAAATAGCAAAAAATATCTTACAGAAGCAACTCCGCTTTCTTGCGGACTATATGACCAACCTACCGAGCCATTGTCTACAATAGCGTATGTTCCTGAACCATTAACTTCAATAGTGCTAGAGAAATCAGCACCTGTGCTTGTTATAATACCACTACTGATAGTTCCAACCTCGGTAAGATTATGACTATTCATATCAATACCATCAGCATCAATTCTTATTACCTCACCATCAGTAGCTCCAGTAGGATAGAAAGCTATAAAACCACCTGCTCCTGCAATAGTAGGTTTATTAGCTGCATAAGTACCACCCCAAGATAAGTTATAACCACTACCAAGTTGTATGTGTTGACTTGTTGTTATATTACCACTGCTAGTAAAAGTTGTTATTCCCTGAACGGGATTAGATTCAAAGTCAAATCCACCTGTTCCACTAATTGTAAGTCTTGCAGTTTCATTCGTTCCCAAAACCAAACTTCTACTACTTGAGTTATGATACAAGTGCATTGCATTTGCATCTAAAGCAATAGCACCCTGATAACCATTTCCATCAACCTCTAGCTGTCCATTAGCAGAAGCATCCATACTAATGTCTGTGCCATCTCCTGCATGAAGATTACCAGATGATGTTATAGCACCTGAATTTATAGTTCCTGATACCGTTGTATTAGAACCAAGTGTGATTAGTGAACCAGTATCTGTAATATTTGAATCGTCTAATATTGACCCATTGAATTTGACTACTTTATTAGTAACTATATTTGTAACGCCGATAGAGGTCGCTGAAATAGCACCTGATGAGATAGTTCCAACCCCAGTTAAATTACCGCCTGATGATACTGTGATTGCTTCATTAAGAATTAAAGGTGCGGCTCCGCCATTGCCTGAATTTATATATGAGTTTGAATCATCAACCCAAAGTCTCATTGATCTTGCATCTGTTGAATCTAATATAGCTATTCCACTTTCGTCATTATTTGCTTCTTGATTGACTTGTAGGAATCCATACTGATTTTGATTTGTAGTATCACCAATTTGAACTTTATTGCCTAATCTTATTTCTTGACCACTGCCATCAAATACACTTGAGCCACCTGCAAAAAGCCTTACCCTATCATTGCTAAATCTAAGATAAGTATCAGTATCGTTGTAATGGTATATATATTGCGGTATTTCAACAAAGTCATGTGCCAAAACCATTGCTGTTGTAAGATTTACCGCGGTCCCTGACGTTACATCTGATGCCGACACTTCAAACTCTATAATGCCCTCAGTTCCTGTTCCATCTGTATTAACAGCTATACGAGCAGCTTGCCCGTTTTGCTCAGGTACGCCTGATCTATGGTTAAAAGTTACGTTTGCATTGCCATACCCATCATTATGGGTAAGTGAAACACCGCCATGAGCACTACTTGCTGTTATATAGCTTGTAGATGTAATAGCACCACTAGATATAGTTCCTGAGAATGTGGCGTTTTTATTAAAATCCCATTTATCATTTGTGCCATCATAGGTAAATGTGGCATCAGTATCAGAACCACAATCAACTGTAAGTCCTGCACCATTGGCTGCTGCAGCATTAATAGCACCAGTTGCTAATTGAATATTTAAATCATCTATGTTTACAGTGGTTGAATTAATTGTAGTAGTTGTACCATCGATCTGTAGGTTTCCTGCAATGACAACTGTTCCTGTATTATCGCCAACTGCCGCAGGGTCGATTGTAAAGGTAGCGGGACCTGCTAGATAACCACCAAGAGTTAGATTGCCACTAATATCTCCGTTACCATTAATATCTAAAGCAGTAGCCTCAACTTCGCCTGTGCTTGTAATAGCACCTGAATTAATTGTGCCTACCCCTTTAATATTATTGGAGTTCATATCCAAGTTAGCATTAGTAATGTCTATATCTTGTGTACCTGAACCTCCCTGTAATCTTATTCTTACTGTTTCACCTCCATTAGTACCATTATTAGACATTAATACTAAGTCACCTCCACCATGTCTATTTGTGACATAATGATCGTCTGAAGCTTCGTAAGCAAACTTTCTTGATGTTGTGTCTGTACCTGTACCTGTAAAATCTATAGAGTTATCAACGCCACCACTCATCTCAATTGATGTTCCCACACTAACTGCACTTCCTGATGTAATGCCACCTGCTGCAGTATAACTACCACTTAGATCAAAAGTATGTTTAGCACTTTCTCCATTATTTTCAAAAGTTAAAGTATTAGGTGAAGTTCTATAGTAAATTCTAAAATTTGGATTAGCCTCTGTATCGCCAAATTCAAGACCTTGCGGACCTGTTGTGGATGTGAATCTAACCCGTGTAGCATCTCCTGAAAGTATTATGCTATCTGAAGATGTAATAGTTCCTGTTACGTCTATGCCTGTTGAGCTTGTGGCTAGTTTTACTGCGTTGTCGTGGTATAGCGTAATGCCACCGTTAGGAACAGCATTTAGCATATTTTCTGTCGCACCATTTGCAGTTAGTTGAATCGCTGCACCATTTGAGTCAATATAAAAATTTCCAGTACCTGCATCTTTAATCCAACTTTCAGTTCCAGTATGGTAAATTTGTAAATCATCAGAATTACCGTAGGTGCTTTTTATCCCATCTTCAAATCTTATATTTTTAGATGCAACTGATATTTGCTCACCACCATCTAATCTAAAATAATTCGCAACACCGCCTGCACCATCATCACTTCCAAATCTTACATCTAGACCATTTGCTAGATTTTGTATATCAAAATGACCTGCATGGTTTTGTATTTTAGATGCAGTTCCATTATGAAAAATTCTTAAATCGTTGCCCGAACCAAACATGGCTTGGTCGGAATCAGCAAATAATATGTCATTACCATTAGATGCTAAATCCCCACCCAATTGTGGAGTTGTATCTTCTACAACATTATTAATAGAAACAGCCTGAGCTCTAGCATCGGTGTAGTAAAGATTTGTATTTTCAGGAACTATACTTGTATCTAAAGTTGATGTTGTTGCTTGGTTAGATGCATTACCTATGAAGATGTTGCCGTCATTAAGGTTTGGTACGGCATTTGTTCTCCCCGCACCACCTACTTTTATGGAACCAGAGGAGGCATGAACTCTTTGAACTTTACCTATGTTTTGTAATAAAGAAGATTCACCCGTTGGAGGAGAGTTTGTTAAAGCCCCAGGAGTAGTTGAAACATATAAAGTATCTCCTAGAGAAAACCCAGGAGTGTCAGTATCAACTCCAGAAATAGTACCAAAGGTTATAATGGCTAAAGAATTATTTAAAGTAGCAGATTCTAGGGCTAAACCAAAAGCAGGCATCTTACTACTATCATCAGCATCAGCAAGAGCTACAACTGGGGTATTGCCAGAAATACCAGAGACATAGACCACTTCGCCTTTATCAATAGCTTCACCGGCTTGGGCTTTAAAAATTACAGCACCACGTAAGTCACCAATAAACTCTGTAGCAGTTATTTCACCAGCATCTAGTTGTGGGAAAGTTTCAAGAACAGCGGCAGTCAACCTTTGCTCAACAATATCTCCGGAAGAAAAAGTTTGTGCGGTTGTGTTGTCTTGCTCTCTTACAATAGTAAGGGTGTTACTAGAAACTCCAGTAACTTTTACTATTTCAATATTAGAACCATCGTCAATGCTGCAGAAGAAGTATTCATCTCCTGTAATACTTGGCAGTTTAGTAGCATCAGCAACAGTTATACTTGTTGCAGAGCTAGATAAAGCCGCTGACAGAGTAGTACTAGCATTGTTTTTAAAGACAATTGCCACACTTTCCTCCTTTTAAATTAAGAAACTGTAACAGTCCAAGTGATTGTCATAGAGTCAGAAGCACCTTTATTAACGACTGAAAAAACTGTTCTACACAATAAAGTACCGCTAGAAGAGGCATTAAATATACCAGCTTCTGTAATAGATCCTGTACCTTCTCCAGCGCCAAAAGTAGCAACATACACTATGTCAGTCCCTGAAACAGTGGTAGAAGTCAAAGAGTTCCTATCAGCCTCACCGCCTAAAGCGGTATCAGATGCAGCTGCGGTTGTAGAACCGGTACCTATCGCCATGTGCGACATAGCGGTAGCAGCAGTATCTTTCATTCGAGAAGCTACATACTCTTTTCCATCAGTAACAACTACGTTGTCTACATATTTGACGACTTGATCATTAATTGCGATAGCTAATCTACCTTTTAATCTAAAATCATCTTTTAACATTTATTTCTCCTAGTTTAATGCATTAGTATTTAGGGCCGCGCTATTAATAGTTCTACTTTGTATAAACTTAAGAGCCAACGACTCTGTTATTGTAGCACTATCTGAGGCAGATGTACTAAAACTATAAGCATGGAATTCAGATATTCCCACAGAATCTGTTTTAACGGGGTTAAAAACTCTAGTTAAAGTTTCTGCAATAGAAATTGAGTCTGTTTTTCCTAAAGTAGAAAGTATAGTAGAAACTTCATTTAATGCAAATGTGTCCAAAAAGGGTTTACTAAAAATATATAGAAGCTCTTCCGACATAAAAGTAACATTTTCTTTATCTAAATCTACGTCGGTTTGTAGGGGGTCTTGTACAGAAGCCAAATCATCTAAAGTAAAAGTGTCACTAAAGACCCTGTTAAATGTAACAACTCTTGCAAGAACTTCAGACAAGGAAACAGAGTCTGATTTAGCTAGACCAAAATTGCTTGTATAATTCTCTGAAATAGAAATGCTGTCAATTGTAACTACACCCTCGCTTATAATTAAACTTTCTGAAATTGATACAGTTTCTGCACCAGCAAACACATCTATAAAAAAGTCTGTATTCTCAATAAGACCAAAGGTATCTGTTAAAGAAGTAGATGCACTAAAAAAGAGGTCTTCAGCTAAACTAAGGTTATCTTGTTTTATAGTATTAAGGTTAAATATAGAATTTTCCCCTAAAGAGACAATGTCTGAGCTTGCAGTTTCAAACAACAACTGAGGTACGTCAGAGATACTAGCAGTGTCAGAAAAACTTCTTAAGAACTCAAGTAAAATGTCTAAATCTTCCGACAAGCCTATGTTTTCAGAAACTACACTAAAACTAGTAGACTTTGCTATAGCTTCTAAAATAGATACTGTATCTGTTACTTGTTTACCAAAAGTTACTAAATGTTCTTCCTGCATTGTCACAGAAACAGCATTAGGACTACCTGTTGTAAAATAAACATTTTTAGAGTCAGGGTCTAATCGTACATTTACAGCAGATAAATTTACATACAGTAACGTAGATTGTAACTCTGTAAATGTAAGTGCAAATTGTGCAAGGCTATACTGAGAATCTGCGCTTGCTTCTACAAAAGTCGTAACAGATTTAGGCTCAGCTTTAGATAAACTAGCTTGAGATGACGGTAAATCTACCGTCGCTTTAAGGTTTTTATACGATACTAAAAGTCGAAATGCCATTAATCAAAATCATCACGCACTTTAAACTTTACTAAATCTTGTACTGTTTGGATATTACCATCATTTTTTGTAAACTCTAGTTCGCCTTCAAAAGTACCAGAAGTAGTCCACGTGCCAGAGGGAAACAAACACGTACATACGCCCCCTGTAGGATTTGTAACTGTACAAAGTATTGTTGTTAATACTGTAGAAGACCCTATTTCTCTAATTCTAAGGCGTACTGCGCCATTTGATAAATCTATAGCAGCCCAAGTGTTACTGTTTTCTGGGTCTAAAGTTTGCCCAGTAGCAGCAGTGTTGCTGTCTTTTAGGGTAAAAGTTAGCTCAGGAAGAGTGTCTCCTGTTACTAATTTTATTGTATCTGAATATGCCATATGTACCTCATTATATACTAAAATGGATAGATATCATTAAATCTAAACTCTCCATCAATTAATAAATCTTCTAAACGTTCTGCTGTTGGTCCAAAAGCTGGTGTAAACCACGCATCACCAAACTTAGGACTATCTGCCATAGGGAATATCATACCAAAAGGTCCAAAATATCCTGCCCTATCAAACAATTCTAACGTATATTCATTCCACGGCATACCATCAGTTCTAAAAGCAGTAGAATAAGCAAATGTATCTTGTACTTGTACTCCTCTAAGAGGTTTTTCTAAAAACCCAGGAGTTACGCCCCTACCTAAATATTTAATAAATTCTCTAAGTTCTAAACCTACTGCAGCTAAAGGTAGCAACACACTGGCACCTAAAAGCAACGGATATGCGGCTGAAGGTATACCTTTATTGTTATAAGCATTTTGACTTTGTCTTAATAAACCACCCATAATGTTTACACCAAAAGCATAAAAGAAAGATTTAAGCTGGAATATTAAAGCAGTATAAGGGTTAGAAGCCCAAGCAGGCCTTTCAGCTGCATTAGGTCTAATAATAGATTCTTCTACAAACCTAGACAGAGCATCAGCTACTTTTGCGTCACTAACATTTAATTGACCTGTAGTTTTATCATATGCACTAATAACGTCTTGTCTAGTTAACCCTAGTTCTTTTAATGACTGATTACTTTGTGTATCATTAGCTTCAGCTAATCTAATTAAAAACTTTTGCCCCATACCAGCTGCAAAAGTCCTAGTAAACTTAGTATACCAATCAAGCCCAATGCCATTAAAAAACTTATCGGCAACAGCTTTAGAGCCTTCAGTCATAAACCCTAGTTCATAAGCATTTACATACATAGTATGGATAGAGTCATGAGTAGTTAACCCTAAATCTCTAGCAAACTGTTCAGCTTGTTCTTTGTTTTTCATGTAGTATTGAATTTCTGCAAAAGAATCTTTCCAACCCAACATGCCTTTAGAACGTAGCATAGGTCCACCCATATCAGGAATAGAAGCAATAGTAGCTAAAGGCAATAACGTAAGCATGTTAACCAATAAACCATAGCTGTTTAACCTTCTCATTAATGGGCTCATATCATGGCCAGTCTTACCCAACATGTTTTCAACAGCGTTTCTTGCTCCTTGTTTTTTAATCGGATCTTTTATCCTATTGACCATAACTTCAGAGGCCACATGTGCGTTAACCACGTCCCCCGGTTGTGCAGTTTTAGGTAATAACTCTTTAAGAGCAGGGTTTGCGATATCTTCTGCTGTTAATTTAGTTGTTACATTTT